GTAGTGCGCGGCCATGAAGTGGAGTCGATCAACCTGAGGCTGCCCAGCGGGGGGGGGGGGGGTTAGACGTCACCTTGTCGCTAGTGTTAGGCTCCCTTCGAGCGACCCCTAGCCCATGGAACCCGACCGCGCTGCCTACCCCTCGCCCGAGCTGCGGTTGCGGTTTGGCCGCACCTTGACGGCTTGGGTTAATCGCAACGGCTGGATTCACAGCACCCTGCAGGACTGGGGCCACGAGGCCGGCTTCCCTGCCGTGCGCGACAGCAGCTTCAACAAGCTCCAAAACGGCAAAACGGAGCAGCCCAGCCCGCTGACCTTCATGCAGCTGGCCATGGCCAATGAGCGCGTGGCCCAGGGCGATTACAGCGGCGTCGTGGACCGGCGCCTGAAAGAGCGGTTGAGCGATAGCGAGCCGATCACCACCCCCGAGGGCACCCCCTGGCGGGCTTCGGACTTTTTCGCCCATTTTGTCGGTGAGCTGGACGGGCCGGAGTGGGCCAACTCCCCAAAGCCCTTAAGCGCTGAGGACGCGGCCACCCTGAGCGCGGAACACCAGGCCACCTTTGAAGCGATTGCCAAGGCCAAAAGCCTCAGCCCGGCAGTGGCGTGGCGCGAACTGGAGAAGCATTGCAAGGAGCTGAGCCCGTCGCAGCGCGACCTGCTGCGCAACGTGCTGAGCGGCTGGCACGAATGGACGCCGCAGGAATGGAGCGGATTGGCAGCAGATGGTGGGGATCCGGTGGCCGATGCGCTAGCGGCCTGGGAGAATGGTTGACAGCTAGCGGACCCTAGTCTTAGGGTGCAGAGAGCGCCGCGACCGATCCGGCGCCCGATACCCGCACCCATGACTGAGACCGTCCCAATTTCGGGGATCCCGAATCTGGGAGGTGTCATCACGCCCGATGACATCTCCAGCAAAGGCACCGGCAGCTATGCCGCTGACTATGTGAACTGGGCCCGCATTGCTCACCTGTTGCACGTCCATGCACCGGGCTGGCAGTTTGCGCTGCGCCAAACCGCCGAAGGGCACCACATCTGGACCGCGCCCGATGGCAGCGGCTATGTGGTCGGCTACTTCACCAACGGCCACCAGCAGACCCCGGACTTTCCGCAGGCCTGCATGGACAACCGCAACAACCCGATCCCAGCGGAGCGGATCACCGCTCGGGTGCTGACCGACACGCACCGCCGCTGCCTGTGTACGGCTGCCGCGTTCACCTTTGGCCTCGGCTATGAGCTGTGGGCGCGGGTGGAGATCGAGAACCCCATGCGCGAGGAAGACGCGGCATCAATTGCTAGCGCTAGCAAGCCTGCAGTGGTGAAGCCTGCCGCCAAGAAGCTGGGCGCCAGCGCCCTCACCAGCGAACAGGTTCAGGAGCTGGTCAATGCCGTGCTGAAGGTCAATGAAACGCAACGCGCTGCGGTGATCAAGGCTTTTCAGCAGCGCTTTGAGCTGCCCGCCGACAAAAAGGCAGCTGATTACATCAAGACCACTGAGCACCGCGACTTTTTGATGCAAAAACTGCATGAAATCCAGGCACCTGCAACCGCATGACGACATCCACGCTGCTCTCGCGGCTGTATCCCGAGCCATCGCCACCGTCGAGTCTGTCGAACACGACGCTTATGCAGATGCTGCATTCGATGCCCGTATCACCGCCTACGGCAACCACTGCGCTCAACGCGCTTTATTGCAGCAGGCACGATCCTTGCTTGCCCTATTGGCCCGATCCTTATCTGCACCGGGTGTGCTGGGTGCTGATCAACGCTAAGGGCCAGTATCTGGCCGACATTGTTGGCAACGCCATGCACTTTGTGCATAGCGCCAATGAAGTGCCGATTGAACACCGGTTCTGCACGTTTGAGCGGGCTAAGTCGGCGTGGGTTCAACTAAGGCAGCCGCTGCTATTGCAGGATTGCAGTATCTCGATTAAGCCCGTTGATTTCTATGCCCATCGCTCTGCCCCCACCGCTTGGTGCGCCTGTGATGACTAGCACTAGCGAGCGTAAAGCGCGACGGTATGCCCGCAGCACCCGCTCCATCAAGGTTGGCGCCCATCTCTGGCCGGACGTGATGGAGCTGATCCAGCAGCACGCCCACGAGCATCAGCTCACCCCCAGCGGCGCGGTCCATGACTGCCTGCGCCGTTACTTCCAACTACCTGTCATTCACTGACCCCATGGCCACTTCTGATTTCAAAGCAGCCCTGCCCAAGCCCATCAAATGGAGCACCGGCGAGAACCGCTACGACAACAGCGGCAAACAACCCAGGTCGCTGACCTTGTTCGTGCCGCGTGACTCGGCCTATGCCTTAGCGCAGTACATCATCAACAGCGCAGACGATGATGGGCGCCAGCGCACCGGCAAGATCTGGGATTACGAGAAAAAGGCAGAAGTTGAGGTTGAAGGCTTTTACATCAACGGCAAAGGCAAAGAGGGCCGCGACGGTGAGTTTGGAACCATCAACCCCTCGGCCAGCAAAGGGGCTGTGAGCAGCGCCCAGAGCAGCACCAGCGCCGAGATGCCGTTCTGATGAGCGACTGCCACCCGATTGAGCAACAGGCCCGGCAAGACGCCCTTGACGCGGCCTACGCCGCCGATGGCCGCCACGATCCACAGCACCCATGCCACAGCACCTACACCGCCCTGATGAGCACCGAACCCGAAGCGCCCGCCGCCCCATCCCTGGAAGATCAGCTGGCTGCCTGGTGGCGCCAGTCCTACCCCAATGCCACCCTCAACCCCCAGACCGGCCAGATGATGGTGGCCTGGGCAACGTGGCTACTGGCTGAGCAGCCCGCTGCTGACGCATGAGGCCATGGCTGACAACACCACGGTCGATTGGATCATTGAGCGCTCTCGCCGGTTCCCGCTGCTAACCCCAGCAGAAGAGATTCAGCTGGGCCGCCAGGTTCAAAATTGGGTGGCGCTGCAGCAAAAGGCCAACCCGACGCGGGAAGAGCAGGCCATCATGCGGCGCGGCAAGCGTGCCTCTGATCGTCTGTTCGCCTGCAACATCCGTTTGGTGGTGACGATTGCCAACCGTTACCGCCACGTCGGGGGCAACCTGCTGCCGGAGGATTTGATTCAAGAGGGGATGATTGGCCTGCAGCGGGCCATCGTCAAGTTTGACCCCAGCCGGGGTTACAAGTTCTCCACCTATGCGTTTGCTTGGATTCGTCAGGCGATCAGCCGGGGCATCAACAGCAAGGGGAAGCACATTCGGTTGCCGGAGCATGCCTACCGGATCATCAACAAGGCCTCTGAGTTCATGTTTGACCATGAGCAGGAGCATCAGGTGCTGCCACCGTTGCAGTTGGTTGCTGCCCACACCCAGGTGCCGATGGCCACGCTCAAGCGCTACATGCAGCATGTTGCCCCGGTTCACAGCCTGGATGCATCGATGCGTGGGTGCGATAGCGGCACATTTCTGGACCTTGTGGCTGATGCGCCTATGGGCCTGAGCTATGCCGATGAAATTGGCACCCAGGCAGCGGACATCTCCAAAGCAATGGAGTGCCTTCGGCCAGAGCAGCAGGACGTGTTGCGTCGCCGTTACTTCCTCGCAAGGCCTGACACCTATGAGGCAATTGCCAAGGACATGGGCGTCAGCCGGGAGCGGGTGCGGCAGATCTCAGCGCAAGCGTTGAGGCTGCTGCGGCTCAAGTTGAGCCATGCCCCAGTGCCTGTTGGCACTCCAGCTCTGCAATGCGCTTGACGGCACCTCTGATGATCAGGTCTTGCCGTGCGCTCAGCTCACACAGCTGCCTGAGCATGGCTTGGGCTTGTTTGAGGTCATAGGTCTCGATCACCCGGCGCTGGCGCTCCAAGGTGAGCAGGTGCTCTGGCCCCAGCTGGGGCACCATCCACTCACCCCAGGCCATGGCGGCAACCTACGGGGACAGGGTGAGTTGCCAGTGCCGGCGCCAACGATCGAGCGTCTGCAATTGCCAGACGGTGTGCTTTGGCGTGTGACCTATGCCGGGATGGTGAAGGAGCACCGCCAGGATTGGCAAGCCTGGTGCTGGTATGAGATGGCTTGCGCTGCTTATGCGGTGCAGTCACGGTTGGGCCAGGATCGCCCAGCCGGTTGAGGGGCCTTCCACCATCCAGCGCGGGCCCCAGTTGGCTTTGCTGTATGCCACCTCCTTGCCTTTGGCGTTGAGGTAGGTGCCATTCACCACATCCATTTCGCCAAAAGGATCATGGGCAATGATGGCTTTGGCGGTGATGCCAATCACGCAAAGCCAATGACCGCCGCCTGATGGTTTGCTCACCGAGCCATGGTGAAGAAAGCCACAAGGCACAGGGATGCCTTTGTGCAGCTGCTGCTCCAAGGTGGCCCAAGAAGCATTTTGGACTAGCCGAGCCTTGATGCCGTAGCTGGCCAAGGCTTTTAGCTGAGCGGCGGCGTCAGTGGTGTCTCCATAGCGCAAGACACGCTTGAGGTATTGGTCATCGGCAGCTGGGCCGTCAATGCTGCCAGGCTTGAGCGCGGCAAGCATCATGGCGCAACTGCTGGAGAAGCACATGCGCATTGCCAGCTCAGGCATGAGCGAATCGCGCTGATTGAAATAGGGCACCTTCAACACGGTGCCCGGTTGTTGTTGCTGCGGTTTGACTTTGGCCGGGGCCTGCTGCGCCATCAGCGCAATCAACTTGTCGGCATAGGCCGGGTCGGTGGCATAGCCCTGGGCCACCAGGCTGCGGGCCGCCTCCTCGCGGGTAGTTGCATTGTTGACGCCTTTGTAATCCATCCAATCGCGATGCCAGCGATCAACGAGATATTCCACGCAGGTGTCGAGGCTGGCAAAGTCCAAAAACTCTGAAGTGATGGTGATGGTTTTGCCGTTCACCACCTCTTGCGTTTTGGTCTTGGTGCCAGGGCCTTTGAGGCCGAAATAGTTGTGGGTGCCGCTGGTGTGTTTGCCCCAGCCTGATTCCAAGGCCCACTGCGCAGCGACCACTTCGGGGTAACGGGCGCCGGCTTGCTGCGCTGCTTTGCTCACGCCATCCCAGGTGTTGGGCGTGATCAAGGGCGGCTTGGTTTTGGGTGCAGCGCGGAACGTCTCCACCCATTGAGCATTGGACTGCAGCAGTTCAGGCGGCAAGGCAGCCTGAAGCTGCTCCACCGCTGCTAGTTGATGCGGCTCGCCTTTGAAATGGGCAAAGAAGTCGCGCAGCTTGATGGTCCCTTTAGTCACGGCGCCACGGGGCATGAATGGACATCGGACCGCCCAGTAGGCGGCTGTCGCCGGTTTGCAGCGGGTCGTCAATCGGTTCGTTGACGATCACTGGCTGGGCTGACTTGGGTTGCGCGGCATGCCAGTCGGCTTCGGCTTGGTCCAGCTTTTGCGGCAGCGTTTGCTCAAACCACCAGCGGCGCATGGCTTGCTCAAAGCGCCGCTGCCATAGCGGCTGACCAAAGCCGATCAGCCCTTTTTTGCTTTGAGCAGATGCAGGATTTGAAACACCAGCTGCACAATGCTGTTGCTCTTCAGCGGCGAGAGAGCAATCAGCTCAGATGCGGCAGCAACCACAATCCAAAATGCCGGATGATGCAGGAAGTCCATACAGCAGGAGTGACCTGATCAAAGTTGCCGGCACTCAAACAGCTGGTTCGACGCTGATTTCAACGCCATCGTTGGTGGGTTTTAACTTGAGCCACAGGCCGCCCAGGCTTTTGGGCATCACAATTTTTTCAACGGCCCAGCCGCCACCAGAGCCAAACTCTTCTTTGTAGGTGCCGGTTTGCAGGTGCCAGCGTTGATTGATCCGTTGCTTGCCAGATTGGCTGATGCGGTAACACGGGTGGGAGACGATCGTGCGCTCATGGTTGTGGCCGTTGACAATCACATCGGCATCAGGCGCAATCGACGCATACCGGCCGCCGCCCATGACGCCTTTGCTGATGATGCCGCCCCAGGCGCCGTGATGAAAGAACAGGGTTGAGCGCCGCACCTTGGCATTGTCATTGTGCCGGTGAAAGGTGAACCAGATCCAACCCTGATAGGACATATGCTCTACCTGGCTGTTGTGCTTTTCCCTGAGGCGTTCGGTCAGGTTTGCCAAAGGGTTAATTTCGTTGTGGTTGATGATTGCTGTTTCATGATTGCCATCTGAGATCATGACAATGGTCTTGGCAAATGGTGCCAGCCAATCAGTGCATTCTTTGATCACCAGATCGAAGTAGTTGCCGCCAAGATGCTCCGGTCTAATGCTGCCTTTGCTGCCACGCCGGTCATGCTTGCCCTGCATCATGCAAAGCACATCGCCAAACATCAACGCATGGGCGCCGCGTCCTTGGGCTTGCTTGAGGTGCTTTTTCAGCAGGTCCCGCTGGCAATGCGGGTTGTCCAGGTGAATGTCACTGGCGAGCAAAAACTCGCGGGTGTCGCTGTGGCCGTAGGGGATGCGGATCTCAGTCAGTTCTGGGCTGTGCCGGATAATCTTGAGATCGGAGGCTTTCACTACTTTGCCTCCAGTTTGGCGACCCGTTGTTCAATGCTGTTTAGCCGGGTGTAAGTTTCCCGGCGATCGGCTTTGATGTCCACGTGCAACGTCTCCAACCGCGTTGCCACGTTCTCAACTGCAGCGGTGAGCCGAATCACCGCATCCCTGCCCTCTGCTGATCGCTTGGCATTGGAGCCAATGCCCATGGCCCCAACGGTGATGGCAGCCCCAATGACGGCTGCAGCGACTTCCAACACGGAGCAATTGGCTGGTCTGCTTAAGGTGCCATTGCTACAAAAAACCCCCGCGAGCTGCGGGGGTTAGGCGTTCCCTCCCACTCTTAGACGGTTTCGTCTGTGAGTTCAGGTGAACTTGCCATTTTGGCTTTGCGTTTGCCGCTGGTCTTGGCCACCATCGCTTCACGCTCTTGGGCGGTCAGCGTCCAGCCATTGGCCAGGGCTTCCATCAACTCCAGCCGGGTTGAGGCCATGTAAATGGCCCCAGTGTCCGGGTGGGTGAGGGTGACCGGAAAGGCCGACATCACTTGGCGATGTAGACCGTGGCGGTGGCTGTGCCGGGCGAACCGGTCTTGGTCAGCACGCCTCTCACCACAGCGGCACGGCCGCCAAGGCGCTGGGTCACCTCAGGACCAGAGAAGGGGACTTCAATGGTCTTGGCGGTGGCAGGCAGCACGATCGACTCAATGGCGACGAAGGTGCCACCTGCAGCGGTCGCGGCTTGGAATGCCACGGTCCATTCGGCAGTGCCGGCGGTGTAAGAGCTGTAACCGCCCGAGGCGATCACAACTTTGCCGAAGTGCAGCGATGAAGCATCGAAGGTGACTTCGCTGCCGGTCTGGGTGGCGCTGACGGCGCTAGCGGCCAGCAGTTCGAGGTTGGCGTCGCGCAGGTAACCCCGGCGATCGCTCATTCCAGTTGCAACAGGCATGGGTAGATCCTCAATGAGGGGTGAAAGAACAATCAGGCAGCCACTGCTGCATTGGTGATGCCAGCCAAGCGAGCAATCGCCCGAGGGTGGAACACCGCCATGCCCAGGTAGGCCTCAACGCGGATGCGACGCACCGGCTTGGTGTCGATCTCGCCAAGGTCACGCACGCCGATGCCACCGTTGGTGATCAGCGTGGCGCCGTTAACACCCGCTGCAACGCAGTAGACCGAGCTGCAAGCACTGCTTGAACCCTGGGTCTCGTTAAAGGCCAGGATTTGAACGCCAGCCTCATCGTGGTCGATGTCCAGGATGGGGATGCCGTTGTAGCTGAGCTGTTGACGGCCGAGGGCGTCTTGGCCGTACTGCAGGTTGCCCACAGCGGAGGTGACGCGAGCGGCAGCGGACAGCTGACGGCGCAGGGTGCGGTTCATGATCAGCACAGGGCTGCCCACGGTTTCGTCCACTGCGTCGATCAGCTCATCAAGAGCTGCCAGGCTCATGCCGCCGCCGTTGGCAGCGTTGGTGATCAGCTGCGACGAACCCGAGGGGATGCGGGCCTGCAGACCGTCAAACTCGTTGACGTTGCTGGTGGAATCGCCTTTGATCAGGGTCTTCTCCAGCTTGAGGCGGGCAGCCTTGACCTTCATCGCCACCTGGGCGGTGCGGATCTCTTGGCCTTGCATGGCCTCCAGAGCCAGGTCAATGTCAACGTCACCACCGAAGATTTTGAGCGCTTCGGATTGGGGGTTGATGATGCCGGTGCTCTCGCTGTAGGCCTCGTTCACACCACGAAAGCCGATCCCAGGAAGGGTCTGCTCTTGGTTGTAGTGGATGCCGGTGCCAGTGACGGACAGCTGGGGCATAGCTGCATAGAGCTTGCCTTCGCGGAAGATTTCAACGATGCCCTCTTTGAGGGTGTTTTGCCGGCCGAGTTTGCCGGACTCAAGGGTAGTGAGTGCCACGGGTCAAAAGGGTTGAGGTGGTTGATGTCCTTGGCATCGCACCATCAGACATGAATGGGCTGGGCGTCATCGGCATCGCGCCATCTGACAGGGCCCCACGTCGCGTGTGAGCCGTGCTTTCAGTTGCCGTGCATATCCGCGTTTAGCGGTGCCGTTGCTCACTGCTTTCAATTAATGCTTGGCGGAGTCGCAAGAACCCAAATGCCTAATGGCTCATCCCAGTAGTAGGGGAGCCCATCATCTGGGCGCGCAATAGGCGCCTGCCACTGATTAAGATCAAAGTTGTAAACCCAATTTGAGTAGGGTTTTGGTGCCATAAATATGTCTTGATCTTCATCATAGATAAATCCTAGGCCGGCAAAGCGACCGCGTATTTTGCCGCTATAGCTTGTTTGGGCCCACCGGGTTGTGGGCCCAAAAATAAATTGACATATTTCAATGCCCTTGGCTTCGGATTCAAGTCCCGTAGCGGCGTCAATTATTTCGTCATTAGAAATAACAATGACTTGAATGACTGTGTTGCTGCTGTCTAGTTGAGCGAAGTGCGCCATGGTTAGAAAATAATTGAGCCAGAGGAAAGAAATTCATAATGACGAAAGCTGCCGACCACGCTTGTATTGACCGTGCCAGTAGTTAATGCCAATGAAAAAGAAGACGGAACGCGTAGCAATACGATTCCAGAGCCGCCAGATGACCCCCTGCCGCCGCCGCCAGTGTTTGCAGATCCGCCGCCGCCTAAGCCATTTGCGGCCGGGGCCAGTGCAGTGTTCGTGTTTTGTCCACCACCGCCACCTGCTAAGTATCTGCTAAAGGCAGTGCTATAGACGCCATTGCCGCCTGCGCCGCCTGGCCCGTCAGTCCCAACAGTGCCATTGGCACCAGCTTGTGCAGCGCCGCCTCCACCACCAGCGCCACCAGCGCCAGGCTGGCATTCGGGCCTGCTTGGAAGATACGGGCAATACCATTCAGTTGGTGTATTGCCAGCACCGTTGCCACCTGCATACCCTTGCTGGGCGGTTCCAGGGCCACTTCCGGAGTTGCTTTGATTGGCGCCACCGCCACCCCCGCTGCCTCCAGTGCTGCCGCCCCCTGCTGCCACGCCCCCACGGCCCCCTCCAACTGAAGTGATGTCATGGAAACTGCTGGCACTGCCATTGCTATAACTTTCTCCTCCTGCTCCCCCTGCTCCAACAACAACAAAGTATTGGGTTAGTGTCAACAATGACAATGCTTGCTCAGTCGCAGCCCCGCCACCACTGCTTTCACCAGTTATTGAACTACGATAACCCCCGCCACCTCCTCCGCCTGAAACACTTCCCCCGCCACCTGCAACTACAACATATTGCACCGTGACTGGCTCTGGCTCAGCAGCGCCACCAGCGGCAAATAATTGAATAATTGACATTAGCTAAGCCCCGCTCCCGCAATAACAAACTCATTGCTTGCAACGCAAAGAATAGTAGCAATTCCGTATTGTTTTATGGTGCGGTTGCCGGTGTCTCCTGACCCGGCTTTGCGCAATGTTATTGAAGACCCCTGGCTAATTGTTTGATCGCTGCCGCTGTTGTTGTAAATGCTTAAGGCGTCGCCAATTGAAAAAATGCCGGATGGAATAGTTACGCCGCCGGTTGTGATGTTAATGTGCTTGCCAGCATCACTGGCGACCAAAGTGTAAGCCGTTGTTTGTGTATTTGCAGGAATTTTTGGGTAAGTTTGTGTTGCGTTAAAAGTGATCGCACCAGTCATGGTGCCACCACTTTTGGGCAAAGCGCTATTGGCCAAGTCATAGGCAGACTTCACCGCATTAGGCGTGGCTGCTGTTGTTGTGCTTGTTGAGCTAGTGGAGTCACTTAAATCAACTGCCACTTGCGTGCCACTAACAGTGATCCCCGTTCCAGCTGTAACCACCGTGATGTTGGCGGTCCCATTAAAGGCAACACCTTGAATGTTGCGAGCCGTGGCCAATGCCGTGGCCGTGCTGGCGGTGCCCGTCAGCGCTGCGGTGATCGTGCCGGCCGAGAAGTTGCCCGACGCATCCCGAGCGACGATCGCGCCAGCCGTGTTGGCGTTGGTTGCTGTCGTGGCTGAGTTGGCCACCTTGCCAGCTGTGCTAATTGTGCTCAGCTTGGTGTCAGCAATCGCGGCGCTGGCATTGATGTCGGCGTTGACGATGGTGCCATCGGCAATCATCGTGCTGGTGATGCTGCCAGCGCTGTTGTCGAGCAAGTTGTCCACCGTCACCGTCTTGGTGCTGGTGACGATGCTGTCAACTTTGACGGATCCGTAAGGCATGACTAAAGAGCCGCGATGGTCCAGGTGGCACCGCTAGGCACCTCAACGCTGTAGCCGCTGCCCACCTCCACTGAAGTGAGCGACAGCCCGTGATAATTGGCAGCCAGCGTGACGTTCTGGCTGATGACGTAGGCGGCCTGCAGGATCGGGCCAGCTGTCCCGCCTCCACCGCCACCGCCGATCTCCACCATGGAGCCGGCAGCGTTCTTGATGTACAGCTTGCCGGCGCTCTTGTCCCAGGCCGGTTCGGCCACATCAAAGTCACCTGCCGCTGGGGTGGTGGTGCCTTGGCGGATCAGGATTTTGGCCAGGCGGGGCATTAGAAGGTCCCCCCATCAATCGCTGAGCTGGGGCTCAGGTAATCGGTGCCGGCCACCGCTGCGGTGAACGCGCTGGTGCCGTTGCCCTTGACCAGCCCGGTCAACGTGGTCGCCCCAGTGCCGCCGTAGGCCACCGCGACCGTGGTGCCCTGCCAAGTGCCAGTGCCGATGGTGCCAACGCTGGTCAGGCTGCTGCTGGTAACGCCCGAGCCCAGGGCGCTGCCGCTGAGCACCTGCGTGCCGTTGACATAGAACGCCTTCCCGCTGGCCAGGTTGACGTGTTCAGAGCTGGTCCAAGCATCGGTGGCATCCACCCAAAGCCAGGTCTTATCGGTGGCCCCTTTGAGCACCAGGCCGCCGCCATCGGCGGTGGAGTCATCCGGGCTGGCCACGCTGCCCAGCTCAAACGTCTTGTCGTCCACCGACACCGTGGTGGAGTTGATCGTTGTGGTGGTGCCGTTGACGGTGAGGTTTCCGCTGACCGTCAGGTTCCCGCCGACCGTGCCGCCCGCCAGGGCCAGATACACACTGCTCAGATCCGGCAGGTCATTGGCCACCAAACTGCGAAAGCTCGGC